CCCCGGATCTCGAATAGCGGATAGTACGCTTCCGGCGCGGCCTTCTGAAACGGACTGTTCATTCCGCCCCCCTTCCTTGAAATGCGGACAACTCCCTCCAGTAATCCTGGCACAGTGCGATGAATGCCTCGATCTCCTCATCCGCCACCTGCGGCGTCTGCACGGTCACCAGTCGCGGGCGCTCCGGGTCCTTGAGAAGGAAATCGAACACGAACTCCCTCGGCTCCACGCCAAAATTCGTGCGGACTCCCCACCAGTACGCAACCCGCTGGAGCGACTTCCTGATCTGGGCCGGGCCGTACTTCGTCTTCACGACCTTCAGGTCCCTGATGACCGGCCCGACCGAGAGCATGTCGATATAGCCGAGAAGCGGGATCGGCACCCCCGGAACTTTGATCTCGACCTTGACCTCGCATGGGTTTTCGACCCCGTCCCACGGGGCGATCACGCTCTCCCCCCGGGCATCCCGGATGTACGCCGAAACAAGGGCGAACCCGCTTTCCCTGATTGCGTCGTAGTCCTCGGGCTTGATGACGGCACGCTCACGCTCAATGGCCTCCCCGTATGCGACCACCGGATCCCGCTTGGTGTGGTATGCCTCGACAGCCGAATGCACGGCCTTTCCAAGGCACATTTCCTTGGAGACCGGAGTTTCCGCGCCCAGAATGTACCTCTGCTTCCACTGTTCCGGGCGGGAGCGCCAGAGGTCGATCTGACTGCAACTGATATGTTCCGGTCGGCGCGACTGGTCCGACAGAGGCAGGCTCGGCATCTGTTCCCCCTCCGACCCTTGTTAGATACCGCTCTTCTTCAACAAAGCCTCCACCCGGTCACGATACATGCCGCGTTCCGGTGCGCGGATGCCGTGCAACCACGACCGAACAGTGATCTCCATGCACCCGAGTTCCACCGCGATCTGGGTCACTGTCTTTCCGCTCTTCTTCCGGTATGTCTCCAGTCGCGCACCCGCCTTGCTGAGCTCCGCCATGGTCTCCTCCTTTGACACACAAGGCCCCGCAATCGCTCCCCCATGTACTCCCGACAGTATACTCGTCTCGCCATACGTTGTCAATCCGGTTTCTGGTTTTCTCCGCGATATTTTTTCAGCAGGCTGCGGATGCGCTCAAGCATGTCGGCCAGGCCGTTCCACGCATCCCGCATTTCTGGGTTTATGGTGCGGGCCTCCAGTCGGGCACGCTTGGCGCAGTTGCGGAGTTCGGTCTGGGTGAAGGACTTTCCTCCGGTAAGCACGCATCTGGCCATGTCAACAGCAACGGCCCTTCTCTCCCATGCGACTTGGCGTAACTTCCTCGGGTCCCTCTCCGCCGCGACGGCCTCCAAGGAATCCGCGAACGAGCGCCCGGCCAAGCGTTCCCGTTCCTCCACTGGTTTTCCAACCATCATGGCGCACAGCCACCGGCCGGCCGCATCACGCATGGCCGGGTCCGGTTCCGGGAGCGGCCCAGCGGCGTCGCGCTCCGCGGTCTCCAGCCTCCGGACAAGCACCGCGAGCGGCTGAAGGAACTTGTTTTCCTGCTCCATGGCCTTTCTCCTCCACTCCGTGAGCCCAGGCCAGATTCAGAAGCGCCGCCATATTTTCTGCGTCGAGGTCCGTTCTCTCCTGCCAGGCTAACGGCAGGCCGGGACCCCATACGCTCCGGTTGTTTGCACCGTATGGACCCACGATCTGCGTCCTAGTCACAGTCGGCATTGTTCCCCCCTCCAATTCGGTCCTCGAACTCCTGGTCCTCCAGCCTCATGCGGGCATCGGCCTCGGTGCGCCGCCGCCTGTCCTCCTCCCAAGCCATCCGCCCGGTCGCGTAGGCGAGGTTGAACGCGGCGGCGAGGTTGATCGCCTCCTCGGCGTCGTAGGCGACCCAGAGGAATCCGCAGGGTCCATAAATCGCGTCGTCCTCCGCCCGGTACGGCCCGGACTCGACGTCGGAAACCCTCGGGTTCATGTCTCCCCCCTTTCTCTTCTCGCCTCCATGGTGTCGTCGTAGTGATCCTCAACCCAGCACGCCCGGCACCGATGGTAGGCCACCCTCGATCCGCACTCTCCGCACACAATCTCCTCGCACCCGCACGGGGCCGAGTCCACGGCAACGTTCTCCGGGTCGTCGTTGCCGCACTTGCAAGGCCAGCGGCGCATATCGCACCTCCCCACAATCCCCGGCGGGTCCGCCGCCGGTAGTGCTAGTCCCGCTCGTCGCCGCCGCCGACCAGCGCGCCGTCGCCGACCCGTGCGTTGCCGCAGACCCGCGCGTCGCCGCCGACCCGCGCGTCATACCCGACGAACGCCGTTGGGGCCACGGATGCCGTCTCGGCTACCAGCCCGCCGCCGTTAGGGTGGCGATGGTAGACCACGCCGTCGATGCGGTGCACGCCGCCGAGCGGAGCCGAGAGGCCGGTGTCCTGCGGCCAGCGGGCAGATACGGGTTTCATGTTCTATCCTCCCACAATCCCCGCCCCTATTGGCGGGGAGGTTAGTCGCAACGGGAATCTTCAATATGCGTCCACGCGGGCCGCCCGTTGTCTTCCCGTAACTGTAGGATGCCCGCCTTTGAAATCGCAACACCACCGTACAGCAACCCGCCGTCGAAGCCGCCCCGCCACCATTCCCGCGCGACCACGGGCTTCCCGCTTTCGTATGACCACCGGATCATTTCCCCCTCAGACTGCCCGCAGTCGTCATATCCGCTCTTGTGCCATGATAGGAATTCACCCGGTTGCAATGTGATTTTCACGGGCTCCCCGTGGACACTCACGATGAATCGAGCATTGGGAAGCCCCTGGATCCCGTGTTTAATCATCATGGCCGTTGCTCCTGAATGGTTTTCCAAAAGCCCCACGGCGGGGCTATTCCGGCGGCCTTATGTAACTCATGCCGTATCGTTTCCCGGTCCTCCCGCCGCTTGCCTGAAAAGCAACGTAACGCCGCACGCTTGCGCGGGTCCACTTCCTCCCCAGCATCCAACCCGCGATAAGTGCGCCGGACAGCAGGGCCTTTTGCCTGTTCCGCCACAACGGGGATAGCCTCATGTTTTATCCCTCCCTCTTGCCTAGGATCCAGTCCGCCGCCTTCTGACCCTGCGCCGCCGCGATGATAACGCATTTCGGGTCACTCTTAAGATGAGACCGCCACCCGGCGATATAGGCGGCCGAATTCTCCAGCGTGGCATTTTCAATCCCGGCCGTGCCGCAAAGATACGCGGCCGCCATTTCTGCCACCAGTTCCTCGCGGCTGTACGATTGGCCGCCGAAGGCCGCGACGGCATCCGCCCCCTTGCGATTGAGTCGGGACTCGTGCCCCGTTGAGTGTCCGAATTCATGGAAGAGGGTTGAATAGTATTCCGCTTGATTTGGGAACGATTCACGGGCGGGCATGCTCACGGTGTCGATCATGGGGGAGTAGCACGCTCGGCCGCCCTTGTGTGTGACGGGGGGAGCGCCAGTATATCCGGTGACGATTCCTTCGGCGGCCGGGATTGGATCCACGGGAAAAGCCTCCACGGGGTCCGGATCCGCGATGCCTTCGCATTGCGAAAGGTTGAAAACGGTGTAATACCGGAGAATCGGGGCGGGGCGGTCTTCGGCCGCGTCGTCTTCCTTCGCATCCCGGAATTTCCAGAAAATGCACGGGGATCCATGCTCGCCCTTGCGAATGTGTCCCCCAGCATCACCCGCTTGCTTGAACGTGAGCCAGTAAGGGGAAGTGAACCCGCCGCTTGACAGGAGCCAAACGTTGATGCCCCGATACTCCTTTTTGCTCACGAAGTTTTTGGGGGCACCCCCACCCACCCACGGCTTGCGCCATGGGATTACTCCCTTGTCTAGATTCTCTAGAATCCGCGACGTGATAACATCGTACACGTTCATACAGATACTCCTTAATCCGGCACCCCACAATTAGGGCACTGGCAATCGGGGCTCCCGTGAGCCCCTCATGTTCGGGCCCTCATCGCTCAAACTCCATCACCAAGCCGTCATTGATCCGAGTGAATACCCAACGGACTACCGTGGGGCGACGGGGCGGATTAGACGGGGAGGGAAGCCCGGCATAATATTCCCTCCGCCATTTGTTCCAGGCCGCCTCAAGGCGCATGGCCACGTGCAGGGACGGCGCATCATTCAGGCACTTGGGGCCGCAATGCACCAGTCTCCCGTTTTTGGCGTAGCAATCAACTTGATAATCCATCGTTCTACCCTCCCACAATCCCGGGATCCGCCCGGGGCGGGCCTTGGAGGCTAATCACAATAGATCGCGAGATAGAGACTGACCGCGTCGTCCAAGCAGATGCCGAGCAGGTCGGCCAGGTCGTAGATTGCCGATGCGGCAGGGGTATTGATGTCGGCGTCCATAGTCACGCCCTCCGGCCGTCCGCCCAATCGCGGACATCGGAATCATAATGCAAATACAGTGCCATATACAGAGCCCATTATATCGGACGTAAGGTATGCTAGCAGACTGCGGTTACGACAAGCGTAATATACACTACCCATGACAGCGTATCCTACGGGTACAATCTATTGACGTTAAGTGTCATGTGACAATAATTGTTAACAACTTACGTCACTCGTCCCCATACTGGCCCATAGACCCCAGACGTGTACCCATTACAGGTTAGATTGCATGGGCAGCTGGACTGCAAGCAAAGTGTTAATGCATATGGACGCAAGAGTTAAGATTACACGACATCGCCAATCGGCTATTACCCATTGTTATAACCAGATGATCTAGTTGACAATGGAAAAACACTGTCAACTAGGTCCGCAAAATCGACTTAACCCCAATACGCCTAACACGATAAAGTTAAAGTTACGTATGTGATATCACAAAATGCCATTGTAATCTTTATCCCAATTGGCGAAAGAGTTTACACTTTGTTTACAAAATTCCAGGGGGTATATAAAATACTAGTGCTGCAAACTAGAAAAAATTAAGTGCCGCGCCATATTATTTAACTAAGGCCCCATTGCCCGCCCTTTGCGGCCCTTGCGGGCCGCAAGACGGGCGGGGTCTGAGTTGGGTCTGAGTTGGGACTGAGTTGGGGCCGCAACAAATGTACACTGTACATTTGCTGGATACAATATTATGCGGGTTGACAAGGGGTGGGATGCGGAGTATAGGTCTGGTATGGGGAGGAAGAGGCAACCAGGCTCCTATGCCGACATGCGGGACGCCAGGGCGGCCGTGGTCGCTGTGGCGGCCGCAATGGGCGGACAGCGCGGATTGCTGGAATGGGCGAAATCTAATCCCGATGAATTCTGGCGATTGTATGGCCGCTTGCTTCCGCGAGAGATCCACCAGGAAACCAAAACTAGCCTTGCGATCTTGCTGGCAAGAGCCGGTAATCATCCGACATTGCTTGGCGATTCGGCGCAACCCGTTGCAATTACCGTCGATGCGACAAGTGGGTCAACGTCCGATAATATATCTTACGTTGCATCAGGCTCCCAAGGCGAGGTCAAGGCGTGTCCCGTCAGGGTCATCACGGCAGAGGAGCGGCGTGGGATCACGCGGAGCAAACAACGGGCTGCCGGTATAGCGCAGGCCATACGCGAGGGGCGTAGGGCCCCGGGGCCCCAGGATGGGACCCAAGGGGGTGGGGGGGTGGGGGAGGCCCGGGGGACCGGCGTGCCCGTGCGCGGAGATACCCCCGAACAAATCCCCACCCCAAAATCGACTTCAGAAGATCCGGAACAAGAGCCGGAGCCCGAAGGTGGTTTTTAGTCCCCCCGTCCCCCCTGAAAAATTCTGCATACCGCGAAAAGGCCTCTTGAAAAATTCCGGCATTGCCGGGATACTGTATATGCGTTGTGTGGTTCACGGGTGAAGGCAGGAAAGCATGAAGGCATCATCCCTTTTGTTTGCCGCGGTTCTTCCGGACAGGACGGTGCTTCCTTGCGCGGAATGTCCGAAGTGCGGTGCGCCGGCGGTCAGCGTGACCATGTACGAGTGGTGTGACGGGATGAGGCACACGATCTACAGGCATTCGCCCGGGGAGTTGGATTCGCACAAGCCAGGCCGTCGTCCGGTCGGCCGGGCGTGCGTGGTTGAGTGGTAGTGTGCAGAAATGTCCACAATAAACACCTCTGACGAGCAGATGGCGATTGAGCGTCTGCGTCGATGGAAGAACCCGAGGATTTTCGTGCGGGAGTGTCTTGGTGTTGAGCCGGACGCATGGCAGGACGAGGCGCTGGCGGCTTTCGGTGACAATGCCGTCCGGCGGATATGCCTGAAGGCGTGCAAGGGTCCTGGGAAGAGCGCGGTCATGTCGTGGATGATCCTGCACTTCATATCCATGCATGGCGACATGTATTCCAAGCCGAAGGGCGTGGCGACCAGCATCACGGGCGACAATCTCCGGGACAATCTGTGGGCCGAGGTTGGGAGGTGGCTGAAGGCGAGTCCGTTCCTGAGCGAGACGTTCCAATGGAGCGCGGAGCGGGTGTACGCGAAGGAGAGCCCGGAGGACTGGTTTGTATCCGCGAGGTCGTGGCCCAAGAGCGGGAACGCGGACCAGCAGGCGAACACGCTGGCCGGGCTTCATGCCCCGTGGGTGCTGTTCGTCCTGGACGAGAGCGGGGGGATACCTGATGCGGTGGCGAGCGCGGCGGAGGGTGCTCTGGCGACGAAGAACACGTGGGCGAAGATCGTGCAGGGTGGCAACCCGACGCACCTGTCGGGGCCGCTGTATCGCGCATGTCACGGCGAGCGGAACCTGTGGCATGTGATCGAGGTCACGGGCGATCCGGACAATCCCAAGCGGTCGTCCCGCATATCCGCCGAGTGGGCGCGGGAGCAGATCGAGACCTACGGGGCCGACAACCCGTGGGTCCAGGTGAACGTGTTCGGGAAGTTCCCGAAGGGGGCCATGAACGGGGTTCTGGGGGCCGACGAGGTGGCCGATGCCATGCGCCGGAACCTGCGGGACGAGGAGTGGTCGTGGGCGCAGCGGCGCATGGGCGTCGACGTCGCAAGGTTCGGGGACGACAGGACCGTCCTGTTCCGCCGGCAGGGGCTCATGTCGTGGCCCCCGGTTGTCCTGCGCGGGGTGCGGACCACGGAGATAACCGCCAGAATCCTGCTGGAGGCCCGGGCATGGCGTCCGGAGATGATATTCGTCGATGACACCGGGCATTGGGGCCATGGCGTGATCGACCAGCTCATTGCCACCGGGATGCCCGCCGTCGGCGTCCAGTTCCACGGGAAGGCGTTCGACAGGCGCTACGGCAACCGGCGGGCCGAGATGTGGCTTGAGATGGCCGAGTGGGTCCGGCGCGGCGGGTGCCTCCCTCTTGACCGCGAACTGTCGTCGGAGCTTGTGATGCCGACGTATTCGTTTGTTGATGGCCGGTTCATGCTGGAAAGCAAGGAGCAGGTGCGACAGCGCCTTGGCGGCCGGTCGCCGGACATTGCCGACGCCGTTGCGCTTACGTTCTCGATGCCCGAGGCGCCCGGCGAGCAGCATATCGGGAACATATCTGTCCGGCACGAGCCGGGAAGGGGATATGTATTGGACGGCACCGCACGAAAGGATTCAGATTTCGACCCGTTCCGTGACGCATAGCGGCACACCTCAAACAATTCCAATCCCCAACTGACATTTTTTGTCATTGACAAAAAGTGTCACATACCTTATGTAGCATTCCATGGGCCTCACGATACGCCATGCTGTGCGCGGCGATATCGGGTGGATTCTCCCAAGGCTAAACAACCTAAGCGACAGGTACGGGCACGGAAGCAAGCCGTTGTTCTTCCGTTGTTACGCGGAGAACGCCCTTCAGGATCTGTTCGGCAAGCACTGTTGCCTGGTGGCGGAGAACGGGGACGGCGGAGGTGTCGGTGTGGTCGGTGGTTTTGTTGCCGATCACCCAATGAACCCGAACATCTCGGTTCTGTCGGAACTGTTCTGGCACGTTGACGAGAAGGACCGCCGGGCCGCCATCCTGCTTTTGGACTCATTCGTGAGCTGGGGGAAATCCAAGGGGGTGGACTGGATCTCGTTCACCCTCATGGCGTCCAGCCCGGCCGGCCGGAAGGCGCTGGAGCGCCGCGGATTCCGGCTCGCGGAAACGACGTTCATCTTGGAGAAGTGAAGATGGGTGCCGCCGGAGGTGCAATCGTCGGGGCGCTCGGTGGCGTCGTCGGGACCGCGTTGCAGATTTCATCCAGCCGCAGGTCCGAGAAGGAGGCCGAGCGCGAGGCGAAGCGCCGTTCCGCGGCCCAGCAGCAGCTCGTCGCGGGCCTCGCCGAGCAGGACGCCAGATCCCGCCGCGCAAGGGCCCTGGCGGCCGGTCGGCAGCAGACCATCGGCGGCGCGGATCCCGGGCTGCGCTCGACAATCCTGACCGGGCCGTCCGGGCTTGCCGCCTCCGCGCCGGGCGAGGCCGGGGGCAAAAAGACGCTTCTCGGGGAATAGGAATGGTGCAGACCGCGTCGTACCCGATGCTGCCGCAAAGCAGGCCACAGACGAAGCGGCAGGCCCTTGAGATTCTTCGTTCCGAACTGGAACTTGAACGCCAGTCGTGGATCAACCACTGGCGGGATCTCGCGGACTACATCCTTCCACGCCGCGGCCGGTTCCAGATTACCGATCAGAATCGCGGCGAGCGCAGGTCGTCCAAGATCATCGACACTTCCGCCACTCTCGCGGCGCGCACCCTCCGATCCGGAATGATGGCGGGGATCACCAGTCCCGCCCGCCCCTGGTTCCGGCTCTCGGTGCCCGACGCAAGGTTGGCCGAAGTGGGCGAAGTGAAGGACTGGCTGGCCGAGGTCACGCGCCGGATGACGACCGTGTATCTGAAGTCGAACCTGTACAACACGCTTCCCATCGTCTACGGGGATTTGGGCACCTTCGGCACCGCGGCCATGCTTGTGGAGGAGGACTTCTCGGGATCGGTCATCAGGACGTACCCGTTCCCCATCGGGTCATACATGATGGCCGTGGACGAGCGCGGCGTGGTGAACGCCTTTGTGCGCGAGTTCCGGATGACCATACGCCAGCTTGTCAACCAGTTCGGGTGGGACAGCGACGCGGAGCGGGGCATCGGCGAGCCCGACTGGACCCGGTTCAGCGAGCATGTCCGCGCCATGTGGGGCGACTCCAAGCAGCGCGAGCAGTGGATCGACGTCATCCATGTCATCCAGCCCAACGACGATTTCCGGCGGAACAGCCCCCTGTCCAAGCACAAGCGGTTCTCGTCCTGCTATTACGAGCGCGGCGCGTCATGGGGAGTCAACAGCTATATCCGTCCCGGGATCGACGACGACCGCTATCTCCGCGAGAGCGGGTTCGACAGGTTCCCCGTCCTGTGCCCCCGGTGGGAGGTCGCCGCCGGTGACGTGTACGGATCCTCCTGCCCAGGCATGATCGCCCTTGGCGACATCCGGCAGCTCCAGCTCGGGGAGCGCCGTGCGGCGCAGGCCGTCGAGAAGATGGTCAATCCTCCGATGGTCGGGCCGCATGTCCTGCGGACCCTGCGCCCGTCCATCCTTCCCGGGGACATCACCTATCTTGACGAGCCAGAGGGCACAAAGGGTTTCCGGCCCGCGCACGAGGTCCGGTTCTCCGTCGGGGAACTGGAGAACAAGCAGGCGCAGGTTCGCCAGCGCATCAGTCGCGCCTTCTACGAAGACCTGTTCCTGATGATGGCGATGTCCGACCGGCGCGAGATCACGGCCCGCGAGATCGAGGAGAGGGCGTCCGAAAAGATGCTGGCTCTCGGCCCCATGCTTGAGGGCCTGAACCAGGACCTGCTCGACCCGCTCACGGACCTGACGTTTGACATCATGCTCCGGCAGGGCCTGATCCCGACTCCGCCCGAGATCCTCTCGGGAACACAGTTGCGGGTCGAGTACATCTCGGTGATGGCCCAAGCCCAGAAACTTGCCGGGATCGCGGGGATCGAGCGGTTCAGCGGGTTCGTCGCTTCGGTGGCGCAGGTTGATCCGCAGGTACTGGACAAGGTTGATCGGGACCAGCTGATCGACGAGTACGGCGAGATCACTGGGGTCCCGTCCAGAATCATCGTGCCCGACGAGGACGTGGTCGCCATCCGCGAGGACCGCGCCCAGCAACAGCAGGCCATGGTCGCCGCGGAGCAGGCAAAGTCCGGAGCCAAGGCAGCAAAGGACCTGGCGAACGCCCCCATGGACACCGATTCCGCTTTGTCTCGTTTGCTTGAGGCTTCACAGGCCGGAAATGCCGTGTAAGGAGAGGGGCGAATGGCGACGATCACCGCAAGCTTCACGGCCAGCGGGAGCACCTGCGCGGCTCTCGGGGTTCCCCGCAATGACGCATTCGACTATACGGTCGCCGGGACGTGGACGGGCGACTGGGTTCTTGAGTCCACCAACAACAACGGGCTGTCGTGGGACCGCGTCGCGTCCGGCACGGTGAACGTGTCTGCGACCCGGCTGTACAACGAGGAGCGTGCGTCCTCATACCTTCAGTACCGTTTCCGCGCCCCGCACGTCCACAGCGGGTCCATGGATGTCACGCTGGCCGATGTTGCGACCGACGTCCAAGACCAGGGTCGCACCCGGTGGGAGAACCGGGAAGGCGACGCAATCCTGGAGATCAAGGAAGATGGCTGCGTCCTGCTCAACCCGATCACGCTGACCGGACTGACCGCAAACGGCGTCGTCACCACGAACTCGTCCAGTCAGCTAACGTCCACGGCGCTGACGCACGGCCAGATCATGATCGGTTCAACCGGGGCCGCCCCCGCGGCGGCTGTTCCAACTGCCGGAACCGGGATTTCCGTCACTCCCGGGCCCGGCACGATCACCATTGCCGCCACCCCGGGGTCCGGTGTCGGAACCCTGTGCGACGTCTACGACGGCGCGGTCAAGGTGGTGGACAACGCCGAGGCCATCAAGTTCGAGTCCGGAGGCTTCGCGGTTACGGCTTCCGGAACCACGGCGCTTGTCTCCGTCAACGACGCCTATGATGCCACGTTCATCGTCGGATCCACGGTCCATTGCACCCACCCGACCTTGGCGGCGGCATTGTCTGCCATCACAGGTCCTGCACTTATCAGAATAACTGCGGGGGAACATAGCCTTGGGTCTGGAGTGACCATCCCAACCGCCGCAGGAACTGTGCGAATCTCTGGCGCGGGAGATGCCACGGTTCTTAAGCTGGACAACACAACGAACCCGGTTTCCGTTATCGGGATTTCTGGCACAGGAACGCTTATTCTCGACAACTTCACGGTGGATGGTAACTCCGCAAACAACCTGACGCCCGGTGCCGGAATTGGGATCAATCTGACCACAAATCTTACCTCCTTCGTCATGGATAACGTCGTGATCAGGGATTGCCGTGGACGCGGCCTTAAGATGAACAACGGCGCAACGGAGCATGTGTCCGTATCCAATCTTCGGGTATCCGACTGCCTTGGGATCGCAGGGATTGAGATGAATACAAGGTCTGCAACGACTCCATGGAAGTTCTCCAATGTGACCATCAACGGTTGCACCGCAGGGGACTCCGTGGCCGACTACTCGACAAAGATTACCGAATGGAGCAATCTTGTTCTGAAGGGTAATTACTCCGGTTACTACACGCTGGCAATCGGAACCGTGGCTGTCATCAATGGCCTGTCCTCGACCAGCCACACCACGCAGGGCATAGCGTCGTCCAATGGCAGATACATCGTGACTGGTGGATACTTGGCAAACAACACGACGGCGGGTGCCATCACGGGGCCAGACTGCCAGTTAAACAACGTGGACATAAACAACAACGGAACCTATGGCGTTTCGCTGGCCGGTGACGCGGCGGTGATCAGCGGGAACCGTATCAAGGACAACACATCCCATGCGATCTACGCGGCTGGCGGCACCTCGACAGACGGATGCGTCATCAAGGGCAACGCCATCGACTGCACGGGCGCGGCTGGCGGGATCGTCCTAAGCGGGGCCAATGTAACCAAAACCACCGTTATGGGCAACTCGCTCAACGGCTCAGGAGGAGGCGGCGCGGTTGGGATACAATCGGCTGGGGGTGCCGATTACAGCAAGGTCGAGGGCAACGTCTTTACTGGCACTTTCACGGGCGGCGAATACAGCCTAACAGGAGTAAATGACCGCGTACATGACCCGTGTGATGTTCGCGGGGAGTTCCTGTGGAACATCGCCGATGGGACCGCCACCAAGACCCTGACCGGGCTTGGGACCGGATCCTGCCCGACCAGCTTCGAGTTCTACGCCTGGGACGATGCGGACCGCAAGGTATTCTCCCGTGGCTCGGACGACGGCACGTATGCCGACTGCATGAGCGCGGACGAAAACAGCGTCGTCCAGTCCAGCGGATCCGGTTCGATTTGGGTCCAGAACGCGGCAGGCGACGGGTTCGCGGGGCTGATCTCGCTCCTGGGCGCGGCTGGCGGCACGGCCCAAGATCAGTTCGCGGTGAGCATGACCCAGATCGGCGGTGGGCGGGACATCACGGTCCGGTACAAGGCTTGGAGGTAGCGGGTGATACGGCCTGAAGATGAACACAGCGTCGTCCGGAATGCCGCCGACGCAAGGCAGATTCGAGCCGCGAAGAAGAAGATCAAGTTCCGCAGGAAGGATGAGCTTGCGGACATCAGGGCAGTTCTGGCGTCCGACCCGGGGAAGCGGCTGGTCTGGAGGCTGTTGCAAAAGACGCGGGTATTCGGCCTATCCTTCTCCGCCGAAAACGAAAGGCTGACATCGTTCCACGAGGGCGAGAGAAACATCGGGAACTGGCTGATCCACGACATCCTGGAGGCCGATTCTCTTGCGCTCTTGGAGATCATGAAGGCGATGACGCCGGCTGAACCGGCCGCAGAACAGGAAGAGGAACAGGGAGAGGAGGCAGGGGATGAGTGAGAACGCGGGCGAGATGACCAAGGGACCGGCCGCAACGACCGGAGCGCCGCCCCAGACGGCCACCATTGCCGGGACGCCCGCGGCCCAGCCGCCGGTGGATGCAAAGCCACAGGGGGCCGCTGCACCGCAGGTGCCTGTAAAGTACGACCTGAAACTGCCGGACGATGCGCTCGTGGGAGCCGACTGGATGGAGAGAACCGTCGCCCTTGCGCGAGAACGGGGACTCTCCGCCGAACAGGCCCAAGCGGTTCTTGAGCACGGCAATTCGGCAGTCATGCATTATCAGGACGCCCAAAGCGCCGCCACCAAGTCCATTGTGGATGGGTGGGCGAAGGAGGCGGAAAACGACAAGGAGATTGGCGGCCCGGCATTCGCCAAGAATGTCGAGTACGCCAAGCGCGTCGTTGACCGCTTCGGAACCGATGCGTTCCGTGCGGCGCTGAACGACAGCGGTCTCGGGAACCACCCGGAACTGCTCCGCGTGTTTTCGCGGATCGGACGGTTAATTGCCGAGGACGCGACCGTGCTGGGCGGCGGAAGACCATCCGCTCCTCCGAAATCTCAAGCGGAGGTTCTCTACGGTGGACCCAAACAGTAAGGAGACAGGAAGATGGCGTATTTGACGCTTCTGGACTGGGCCAAGCGCACCGATCCCGATGGCAAGATCCCGACCATCGTGGAAATGCTTGCCCAGACGAACGAGATCTTGACCGACTCCGTGTGGATTGAGGGAAATCTTCCCACGGGGCACCGTACCGTCGTCCGCACCGGGCTGCCCACCGTCGCGTGGCGCATCCTGAACGCCGGTGTCACTCCCAGCAAGTCCACGACCCAGCAGGTCGATGAGGCTTGCGGGATGCTTGAGGCGTGGAGCGAGGTGGACAAGGACCTGGCCGAACTCAATGGAAACATCAGTGAGTTCCGCCTGTCCGAGGCCCGGGCGTTCATCGAGTCGATGAACCAGGAAATGGCCTCCACGCTGTTCTACGGGAGCACCACGACGGCACCCGAGGAGTTCCTCGGTCTGGCTCCGCGGTATTCCAGCCTGTCTGCCGCGAACGCCCAGAACATCGTGGTCGGCAGCGGCAGCGGCTCGGACAATTCCAGCATCTGGCTGGTTGTCTGGGGCGACATGACCTGCCACGGAATCTTCCCGAAGGGCTCCAAGGCCGGTCTTATGCACGAGGATCTCGGGCTTGAGACGGTCGAGTCAACGGCCGGAATCGGCAATGCCAGGCTCCGTGCCTACCGGGACCACTTCCAGTGGAAGTGCGGCCTGGCCCTCCGTGACTGGCGCTATGTCGTGCGGATCCCGAATATCGACATCAGCAACCTCGTTGCGAAGTCGAGCGCGGCCGACCTGATCGAACTCATGATCAAGGCCATCCACCGGGTTCCGAACATCCGCATGGGCCGTCCTGCGTTCTACATGAACCGTTCGTGCCTCCAGATGCTCGACATCCAGCGGCGCGACGACATCATCACTGGCGGCGGGCTGACGTGGCAGACCGTCGATGGCATCCAGACCCCGACGTTCCGCGGCATCCCCGTCCGGGTGTGCGATGCGCTCGTCGAGAACGAGGCGCTGGTGTCCTAGTGTGGAGCCGACGGCTCCTGTCGTGTTTTTGGACAAGGTGAGGAGACAAAGTCATGATCTTGGACAATGGGCTTCTTTTCTCTGACGCCCAGGCGGTCACCGCCTCGGCGGCCAGCACGAACTACTACGACCAGACCGCCACGACGAACTACGCCGGTACGGGCGCGACCCTGTACCTCGTCAGCCTTCTGGACGTGGCGATGACCGATGGCGGCAGCGACTCGACCGTCACGGTCACGCTCCAGTCGGACGACAATGCATCCTTCACGTCCGCGGCCACCGTCGTCACCATGGCGGTCTTCACGGCCAACAGCGCGGCTGGGACCGTCAAGATCATCCAGGTCCCCGCCGAGGTTGCGACCGAGCGGTACATCCGTGCGTACTACACGGTGGCGAATGGCAACCTCTCCACGGGGTCGTTCACCACGTTCCTGACCACGGACATTCAGGCGTGGCGGGCCTATGCGGACAACATCACGATCTCCTAGTGGAGTGACGTGATGAGGCTGTTCCCCTTCCCGATGGGGGTGGCGGGCCAAAAGCCTGCCGCCCCCTCCCGGGTAGGAGGAACAAGAAAGGGGGGCGGGAATGTTGGTTCGCGCAACGCAGGTCGGATTTGATGGGATGTCTCGCAGGAAGCCTGGCGCGATTTTCGAGTTGCGCGACCCGAAGATGTTCTCTGCCAAATGGATGGAAAAGGTCGGGGAAGACGGCGAACCCGAATCGCCGCCGTCCCCGCAGGAGCCGCTCGTAGCGGTTCCCCCGCCCGTCAAACGCGGGCCGGGCCGACCCCCCAAGAACCCGTTTCAGCAAGCAAAGGAGTAAGCCGTGTCCAACATCGCCAGCGGAGACATGCTGCACTCGTCGGCCACGGCGTGGGCCCCGGCCACGGCCTATGTCGGAGGAGACGTTGTCAGGTACGCAGGCGCGGACTACTACTGCCACGCCGGGCATACGTCCTCGGCCGACATCCTGCCGACGAACGCGACCTACTGGAACACGATGGCGTATAACTACATCGCGTCCGGCGGAACGCTGGTCGGGAAGACCGGATTCCGTTCAGACAATATCGTCTCGTTCCAAGCGCTCGGTGCCGTTGTGAGCGGAGTCGGCGCGGCGACGGTCCTTGTGCAGGGATCGAATGAGCCGACACCGTCCTCCGCGTCGTGGTTTACCCTCGACACCCTGAGTCTGACGCTTGGGACCACCGTTACGCAGGACAACGGAAGCCACTCGGCTCCCACCAAATGGATCAGGGCGAACGTGTCTGCCGTCACGGGGACCGGGGCGAACGTGGCCTGTTATCTGGCGTCAAAACCCCTGTGAGGTGACCGATGCCCGTGCATCCCATAAAAGGGGGCGGCTGGCGATGGGGGGCGCACGGGAAGGTCTATCACGGGAAGGATGCCAAGAAGAGGGCCGCCAAGCAGGGAAGGGCTGCCTACGCGCACGGGTATAAGGGAAAGACCATCCTCGGGAGATAGCGGATGAGCGGGTATTCCAAGACGGCCATCTGCAACATGGCGATATCCCATCTCGGCATCGGGAAGGAGATCGCCAACATAGACACCGAGGCATCCCAAGAGGCCGCCGCTTGCCGAAGATTTTACGACGTATCCAGGGAATCCACCCTGCGGGATGCTCCATGGCCGTTCGCCACCGCTCGGCAGACGCTGGCGCTGATCGAGCAGGATCCGAACGACGAGTGGGGATATTCCTATGGATATCCGTCCGGGTGCATGTTCTTTCGGCGCATCCTGTCCGGAGACCGCACGGACACGCAGGACTCCCGCGTCCCGTACAAAATCGAGCGCGGCACCTCGGGCCTGATCGTGATGACCGACATGGAGGACGCCATCGCGGAGTACACGGCAGACGTGACCGATACGACATTGTTCCCGCCCGACTTTGTCATGGCCCTGTCGCTTCGCATCGCGCTCATGTCCGCTCCGCGCCTGACCGCTGGAGACCAGCACGGACTTGGGCGCAGGGCATACGAGATGTACAGAATCGAGATTGCCCGGGTCAACGCCACGGCCTTCAACGAGGAGCAGCTTGACAGGGAGCCCGATTCAGAGTTCATCCGTGAGCGAGAATAGTGCCGAAGCAACAGCACCGAGATCCACGCCTGGTCCGCGGAGACAGCATTCTCACATCTCCGGTGGCCGCATTTGAGCCGTCCGGGTCCGTCGCGGCCCACGAAGCAGCCTACAACCACCTCAACCTGCCCACCTCGGACGAGAAAGCCGCGCTGGCCGGAACCGATGGCTCACCATCCGCCACGAACGAGTACGTCACCGACTCTGACCCGCGCAATTCGGATGCCCGCGTCCCCCTCGCGCACGTCCATGCTCCCGCAGACATTACTCCACAGGGCTCCGGCTCCACCTTGGACGCGGATCTTCTGGACGGATACGATGCCACGGCATTTGCCCTTGCCGGTTCCGGCGTCCTTTCCCTGGCCGGGACGGCCAACCGCGTGACGGTCTCCCCCGGGACCACCGGGAACCTGACGGCCACGTTGCCGGATGACATTCACCTCGGCGTTGCCTCGGCCACCACGGGAAGCATTCGGCTTTACTCTGCCGGGGGCACGAAGTACACGCTGTTGCAGCCCGGCGCTCCCGCATCCGACCTGACCCTCACTCTCCCGATCACGGCGGGCACACAGTATCAGGTGCCCGGATCCGATGGGTCCGGAGTGCTGGCGTTCCAGAATGTCCCCCGGGCGCAGGCGGGCGCGAATTACGTCATCGAGTCTGGCACCTATGCATTTGTTGCAGGCGTGCTGACCGCAGCCATCGCGTTTGCCTCGGCTTACTCCGCAACTCCGGTAGTGCTCACAAGCATTGAAACGGCAGGAGCCGTCCAGGGTGCCGTATCGCGTAGCGTCACTGTGAATGGGTTCACGTTCGTGCGATCCTCTGGATCCGGAAACGTTACCGGACACTGGATCGCCTACGGAACCAAAACGTGAGGTAACGGATTATGGGATGCCTCTCGGATGATCGGACCTTTTATCGGAATGCCGGGAACTCCAGCATCACGCTGGCCCCCGGCGCGGCGGTCGCATCTGGCACGGCGATCACGCTGACGCTCCCGGGCGATTATCCCACCGCAAATGACCAGCCACTATTCTCCTCGTCGGCAGGGGCACTGTCATGGGGCCAGGTTCTTGGCACCGGGGGCACACCGCAATTCACCCGCCTCGGCCTCGGCGCGGCGGCAGATGCGACCATCCCCCTGTATGTGGCGAGCGGGATTGTGGGGATTGGGGATAATGCGGATGCGTTAATGACGCAGGGATTGGTGCTGAATCAGGGAGCGGCGGATGATGAAATCTTCGCATGTAAGTCCAGCGATATTGCACATGGGATAACCTCGAACGCAGAAACGGATACATATTTTACCATCACGAAGACGCATGCAACGTTGGGTGGGGCGCACCTAACTGGATATTCCGAAACGGCGTATGGAATAAATTTGATCGGCGCAGCAGGTTCGGTCCCGGCTGGGTTGACAGCAAAAGACGCAACCGCGCTTGCTCCGGTTATGGTGAGGGCGCTGCAAAAGAGTGGTACAACACTAGCCAATATGTCAGCCGATCAGAATTTATTCGTCATAATTAACGGTTCATTCGGCAGCAGCGCCAAACTTATTCTGGACGCCGAAGGCCAACTCGTCCTCAACGAGACCTCCACAGATACTTTCCCCACCATAGACTGCAAGCAGTCCAGCACGGGGGATGTGGGGATTAGGTTTGGGCTTGGGTCAACCATCTCGGCCATGATCGGGCTCGACAACAGCAACGGCGACAGGCTCGCCTTCGCCTTCGCGGCCAGCGCAACTGCCGTGCTTGGAACTGGCGACGTGTTCGCGCTTTGGTCTACCGGCAACTGCCAGAGCGGCCCCGATGGCGCGGGCGCGACGGGAGACACCACGGGTTACTGGTACGTCCGCAACTGCGCGGGCACGCCCACGGGTGTCCCGACCAGCATCACGGGCTACAACGCCATGCGGTGGGATTCGACCAACAAAAAAATGTATGTCTACGATGGCGGCTGGGTGGCACTGAATTAGGAGTCCTCGGCATGGCAACAATCTCCCTGACCATCCCTGACGCCGTAGCGGCGCGGGTGACGGCAGCGTTCCAGCAACAGTACCCGGACCAGACTCCAAAGCAAGTGCTGGCTCGGATTATCAAGGACATCGTGCGAAACGCCGAGGGGCCGCAAGCGGATGAGACGGCGCACAAGGCGTGGAGTGATAAAATCGAATCGGACCTCGGCGGGATCGCGTGACTCGGCTCGAATGGCTCATGGTGGCCGTCGCCTTCTCGCTCGGGTTCGGAGTCCCGTGGGCTCTTGACCAGTGGCCTACGCGTGATACGATGTGGCCGCCAGTGCCGGAGTTGCGGATTTACGGTGTGGAATAAAGGAGGAGGAGCAGATGAAGCCGGAGACAGTCATGGCGCGGATCGACCAGTGGCAGAAGCAGCGCTCGGATGCGCTGGAGCAAATGAAGCGCCTGGCTGATTTTGTGTCCGCGCTGGACGTCGCCATCGCTGGTGGTCGTGCCCTGCTCAAGGAAGCAGACAGGAATCCGGCTGAACAGGACGTCTCCGGAGGAATCGCGTGACAACGCCATCCCAGCTTACGTTCGCGGGCGGCGAAATTGCCCCGTCCGTGTATGGCCGCATTGACCAGGTCAAGTACTCGACCGGACTGCGGACATGCCGGAACTTTATCGTCCAGCGACACGGGGGGGCCGCGAACCGCCCCGGGACGGAATTTATTGTCGAGACGAAGCATTCGGCAAAGGCGTCCAGACTGATAAAGTTCGTGTTCAACTCGTCGCAGACATACATCCTTGAGTTCGGTGACAGATATATCAGGTTTATTCGCAACCAAGCCCCAATCACCGTCAGCGGGGTTGCCGCATACAACGGCGGAACATCCTATGTTGTCGGTGATCTCGTCTCCTCTGTCGGAATCAATTACTACTGCATTGCTGCCACCACTGGGAATGCTCCACCGAATGTGACCTACTGGTATCCTCTGACGGGGGACATATACGAGATCCCAACTCCGTATGTCGAGGCAGACTTGTTTGATCTTCGGTTCGCGCAGTCCGCAGACGTTATTACAATAGTCCACCCGTCGTATGCCGCGAGGGACCTGTCGAGGACCGGGCACACGACTTGGACTCTGGCAGCGGTCACGTTTGCCCCGACGCAGGCCGCTCCGACCGGGGTGGCGATTGCCGGCGGGGCTGGCGCAAACTCCTACACATATCATGTCACGGCTTACGACACCGAGACGGGGGAGGAGTCCCTTGCGGCGACTGGCACACAGGGTTCGCTTGCGGCTCCTACGACTTCCGCGCCGCATACCGTCACTTGGGTTGCGGCATCTGGCGCAGACGAATACAACATCTATCTGGTTGAAAACGGAGTCGCCGGATTTATCGGAACCGCAATCGGGGTTTCATTTTCAAACGACGGAATCGAGCCCGAGTTCTCGGATACGCCCCCCGTTGCCCGCAATCCGTTCAGCGGATCCGGGTCTTATCCGTCCACGGTGACCTATTATCAGCAGCGCCTTATATTCGCAAACACAAACAACAACCCGGAGGGAGTCTGGGCCAGCAGGTCGGGGCTGCGAAAAAACTTCACAATTTCCAGCCCGTTGCAGGACGATGATGCAGTCACGTTCAGGATGACCGGGAACCAGGTGAACGAGGTCGAGCATCTGGCTGATGCGGGAATGTTGATCGCGTTTACTTCAGGGGGTGAGTGGAGCATCGGTGGGGACGAGGCCGGAATCCTGAAACCCACTGCGGTCAACCCGAAGCAGCACACGTTCAATGGCAGTGGCAGGCTTGGGCCGATCAATGTTGGCGGGAACCTGCTATACGTTCAGGCCCGTGGATCCATCGTGCGGGATCTTGCGTTCGAGATCCAGTCCGAGGGTTACCGGGGAAATGACCTTACCATCTTTGCCGCCCACCTGTTTGACGGGTACACCCTGGTTGATTGGGCGTACCAGCAGACCCCGCACAGCGTTGTTTGGTGCGTGCGCTCCGACGGAACCATGCTCGGCCTGACATATATCAGGGAGCAGCAGGTCTGGGGGTGGCACCGGCATGACTTTGAAAACGGAGCCGTCGAAAGCGTTGCGACAATCCCCGAGGGGACCGAGGACTACTTGTACCTCGTGATAAATCGCACCATCGACGGCTCCACAAAACGCTACATCGAGCGGATGGCGACCCGCAAGATCGACGATATCATCGAATACGTCGGGATGGATTCCGCCCTGACATACGACGGGCGGCACACGGGATCCACCACCATGACGCTCACATCGGGCGGCGGGTGGGACTATGACGACACCCTGACGCTGACCGCCAGCGTTGTCGGGACGTTTGCGGCCGGAGACGTTGGCAATGAGATCCACCTGACCGGATCTGCCGGTGATGTTATCAGGTGTTCAATCGTATCGTATGTCGGAACCCAGGTTGTTGGGGTAAAACCGAACAAAACCGTTCCGGTGTCCATGCGATCCGTGGCAATCGCGACTTGGGCGCGGGCTGTTGATGTCGTTACAGGACTGTCGCATCTGGAGGGCGAGGATGTTTCGATATTTGCCGATGGGTTCGTGATCGGCAGTCCGAACAACGCGGCCTGCACGACGTTCACCGTGTCTTCCGGAGTTGTCACGCTTGACCGCTGTTATGCCGTGATCACGGTGGGACTGCCCATTACATCCGACATCCAGCTACTCGACATCGACACCACGCAGGGCGAGACGCTGATGGACAAGCGGAAGAATGTCGGCAAAGTCACCATGCTGATCGAGGGATCCCGTGGCCTGTGGGTCGGAAATGAGCCCCCGACCGACGACGCGACAGACCCGCTGGAGGGCCTGACCGAACTCAAGATCCGCGAGACAGAGGGATACAACGATCCGGTGTCCCTCTCCACGGATGTCGTGGATGTTCTGATTCGTCCCGAATGGAACTCCAACGGCCGCGTATTCATCCGACAGGTTGACCCGATACCCCTAACAATATTGCGTGTTTCGCCTTCCGGGTATATTCCATTCAGGACGTGAGCCATGGGCGCAGCATCCCCGATGATTGCGGCTGCTGACATCGGAGGCGCATATGTCCAGTCCCGCGCCTTTCAGCAACAGGGCAGACTCGAGAAGCAGGCCGCCAAGCTGAACGCGCAGATCGAGGACATGCGAGTCGCCGATGCCCTGCGGCGCGGCCGATTTACCGAATTTGCCCAGCGCAGGGGGACCCGGGGAAAGATCGGATCCCAGCGGGCCATCATGGCGGCGCAGGGAATCGACACCGGATTCGGGTCTGCACGGGATATCGTGGCCGAGACCCAGTCCATGGGAGAAATGGATGCCCAGACGATCATGAACAACGCATATCGCGAGGCATTCGGGTACAAGGTCGCGGCCGCAGAGGCCAGATATCGCGGGAAGATGGCAACAATCGCCGGACGTGGGCAGGCCCGCTCGATGCTGATTACGGGCGGAATGCAGGCCGCGCAGGCGCTTGCGGACGGTCTCGACACGATGTACATGACGGGGGGCTGAAATGCCGCAGGTTCCGAAATATGGCGATCTACAGGTTGCCCCGCAGCCCATCCCTGGGGTGCGCGTCTCCGAGCAGGTTCCGCTTGAGGCAGTGGGCGGAGGGGCCGCCGCGGAGGGGGCATTTCGCGCCGCCAGCGGGCTGGCTCATCAGGCTCAGGGATTCGCGGAGCAAGCCGCGGAACAGGCCATGCAGACCGCCTATTTCGAGGCCGCTTCAAAGCTGGCTTCCGAGGAGGCCCGCCTGTCGCTTGAGGGCGAGAAGGCCCAAGGCCGGGATGCGCTCCAGTCCGCGGACAAGCATGTGGGGGACTTCGACAAGTTCGCTGACGAGATTATCCGTCCAGTGCAGAGTCCGGTTCTTCGCGCCCGCCTGAACCGCGAGATCGCCTCCCGCCACATCAGCCTGAACACACACCTTCAGCGTCACGCGGCGAGGGAGATTGAGCGGTACGACAACCTTGCGTTTCAGGGCTTTGTGGATTCGGACGCGAACCTGGCCGTTGTGCGCGACGGGGATCGCGGGAAGATCGACAATGTCCGGGCCGCGTTTGCAGCCCGCGCCCAGAAGAAGGGCCTTCCACCGGAGACTGCAAAGGCGGAAGCCGACAAGATGGTCGGAAAAATCCATGCCGAGGTTCTCCAGAAAAAGCTCCGCTTGGGCGACGCCTACGGGGCGGAGAAGTATTATTCCGAGAACAAGGATGAAATCCTCGGACAGGACCAGGGAGTATTCGAGGCGGCCATAACCGAGGCAAGGAACAATGCGGAGGCGTCTGCGTTCGCCTCGGCAATCACATCGGGCGGGCTGGCCATTCCGTATTCCGAGCAACTGGCTCAAATCGAGAAGGCCCCGGAGGAGATCAGGCCGCTTGTGTCCAAGATGGTCAAGCAGATCCATGTCGAGCAGACGGCTGCGCAGAAGGAGACCGAGGATGCGGTAATCAGTGAAGTGTACACATACGTCGAGAAGGGTGGCGACCCGTCTGTCTTGGCCGCGCAGAACCCGATTCTGTGGCAATCCATGTCGCCACAGGACAGGAATCTGATGTATGCGAAGTACGACCGAATGGTGAAGTCAAAGGCCAACAT